GAAGGTCTTGAGGGTCTAGAAGGTCTTGGACTTGCAGATGATGCAGCCGATGACGACAACGACTTAATGGCAAAGCCAGATGAGTTGAAGGATCTAGAAGTCAAGCCAGGTACCAAGGTTGAAGTAACCGCTTCTGACCTATCCACTCTAGAGAGCCGCGCAGCACTACGTGCTAAGTTGGCAGCAGATGCTCTAGGTAAGGAAGATGATGGTTCCCTACGTGATATGTCTAAAGAGAAGTTTAGCGATATGCTAGATGAGGCTGACAGACTATCTGATGGTCAGACCAAGTTGGATGTAAAGCCAAGTGGTGATCTAGGATACGTAGAGACTCTACCAGAAGTTAACAAGGCAATGATGGAACTTGCAAAGGCTCCACCAAAGGTCCGCAAGGAAGCAGAAGCAATCCACAGACTAGTTTCTGAGGGTAAGCTTGACCCAGCCGACCTAGATGCACTAGTTGCAGAGGGTCTAGACAAGGACGCAGTATCTTACTACAAGAAGTACTTCGGTCAGGTTGATGGCGGTGGTGAGTTTGCTAGCGAACTTGTCAAAGAGCACGTCAAGGCAGAACTTGAGAAGGAACTAAATACCTTCAAGGTAAAGATGGCAAGAGCATACGAGCTAACCTATGATATGGTTGACCGTGGTCTAGTTGCCAATGACAGAGAAGTTATCTCCGCTCACGTTGATGAGTTGATGAGCTTCAACGAGGCTAACTTTGAAACCTTGAAGAAGGTTATCGCAAGACACGCCCCTTCAATGCGTAAGGAAGCCGGTCGCATGCCACAAGTTGGTATGTTAGGTTCAGGTGAAGTAAATGCTGCTGCTTCAGCAGAGGATGATTGGTCCGCATTGTCCGCAGCTTTTGCTAAGACTTCCAAGAGAATGTTCTAAGCAATTAAACACTAATAGAGGATACTATGAAAAACAAAAGTGTATCAGATTTTGTGGCTGCAGCAATGGATGCAGTTCTAAAGAGTGAAGAGCACAAGTCTCTTTTTGCAACTCAATATAAGTTTGCATCAGATGAGAATGACGCCAAAGACAAGTGCTCAAAGTGCGGTAAAATGCACGATGAATGCAAGTGTGGCGATTCTATGATGGCAGATGATTCTAAGGATTCTGGCGACAGCTCTTATGCTGACGACAATGATGCCAGAAAGAAGAAGGAAAAGGATTCTTCATCTTCTTCCTCTGATTCCAGCTCTGCTGATGATCAGGAAGCTTCCGATGGTTCTTCTGATGAGATGAAGTCTTCCGCAGCATTTGACGTAGCAATCGATAGTTTGCTAACTGCATCTGCCGCTCTTGATTCTGTCGGTCTTGCAAAAGGATCTGCTTTCAGCTTGAAGCTTGCCTCCTTGGTTGTTGAAGCCAAGAAGAAGGACAAGGATTCTAAGAAGAAGGATTCTAAGAAGGACTCTAAGGACTCCAAGAAGTCTTCTAAGAGCGATTCTAACGCCGCCAAGGATAAGGGCAAGAAGGATTCTAAGGACTCCAAGAAGGACTCTAAGAAGAGCGATTCCAAGGACTCCAAGAAGTCTTCTAAGAAATAACCCTTACTCTGAGGTCTAATATGTTCAAATACGGCAGTGTTGAGGACGAGATCTATCGTTCAATGGAAAAGAAACTTGTTGCAAAACAAGTTGAAGATAAACATGGTTTCAGTAAGTTAGCCAGAGCTGCCGACTATCTAAATGCCGCCGCCGAAATGTTCGACAATGCAGGAATGCACGAACAAGCAGCGGAAGTTACCGAAGTCTTGCAGGAGTTGGCTACCCAGCTCTCCGGCAAGACTTCTTCTTTTGAGGGCAAATGATTAAGAAGAGCGTCTTTGAAAATGAGCTAATTGCAGGAATGCATAAAGAGCTAATCAAACAAGCTACTGCCCAAGATGATGAAAATCTTGGTAAGGCAGTGGACTATCTAAACTCCGCAATTGATATTTTTGAAGACGCTGGTATGGGCGCTCATGCCTCCAAAGTATGGAGAATCATTGAGAAACTTGCCAACAAAAAAGTCATGAAAATGCCTTCTATTCAGGCATTGATTGAAAAAGGTATGCGTCCAGAAGATGTAAAGGATTTATCTACTAACCCAATTGCTAAAGCTAGAGTTAATAAAGCATTTAGAGCTTTGGGATACTCTGATAAAGAAATTGCTCATTTGATTGGTCATCAAAATTTGATGAGCCAAAAAGATGCTGAAGAGCTGACAGATGAGAGCAGAGCATTTAGTAAAATGTGGGATTGGATGCAAGATCCAAAGAAGGTTGAGCCTGATTCTGAGCTAAAGCCGGGTGATGAGTTTTCGATGAAAAGCCTATTGGCATCAGATGAAAATGATGCAAAAGGCAAGCCACGTAAACCAAAGGATCCAACCAAAGTTCCAGATCGTCACACCAAAGGTTTGACATCTGAGAAAATGGTTAACAATCTAAAGCATCACGGAACTGTATTTAATCTAAATAACGATGGTAATGCGGCAGATGATTTATTGAATGCCGAAGTGGGTGATTTAGAGGTAACTGAAAAGGATTTACACTCTGATCTTCATGACTTCGAAGATGAAAGGGAGTAATCCGACCGTTATATTAAGTATGAGAGCGGTATAGAATAATAAAGGACACTCATGCTTAGATTAGTACAAGTCGGAAATACCCTTCCTGCCAGTTTTATCTGTGATCCATCTGCTGAATTTCAGCCAGGACAAATTGCAGAATTAACCGTTATTGGTAACCAAGTAATGGCGACCGTAAGCAACGGTACCGCTCCTATTGGTGTTATTGATGATATCAAAACTAAAGCTTTCACTAACGTTTCTTGGAACGAAGTAGTTATTGTTCCTGCCGTAGGCGTTCTTGATGGAAGCGGAACTTTAGTCACACCCGTTGACATTAAAGCAGAATTGAAGAAGCCAAATGTGGTTCCTTCAAGCTTTAATTCAACGGTTAACGTATTTTTGAATCCTATCAATGGAGTAATTACATTCTTGGCTGGAACTCCTCTCAATTTTGATTTGATGGGAACTGGACAACCTAATGCTATTAGAACTATTGTCAATTACACTTATCAAGTAGCCAATATTCCAGGCGATGATAGCACTCAAGGCTCTGGAAGAATGACTGTTTGGTTTAATAGAATGTTTTTCCAAACTGATCAGTATGAGACTAATCAGCAATATCCTGTTCGTGCTAATTTGTTTGTTAGCGAAACAGGATTTTTGACGACTAGAAAACCAAGTCCCATTCATCCGGCTGTTGGTATGGTTACTGCACCACCTACTCCGATGAATAGTATGATTGAAGTTCTTTGGTTCTAAAGTCCTCAATATAGCTGCATATTCTTTTATTTAGAGAAGACTGAATGAATTCAGTTGGAAGCTTTCTATATTACGGCATAATATAGAAGAAATCGACTACATTGAGGCTGCTAATGACTTTCAAACACACTAAATTCGAGGATTCAGCTACAATGCGCTCCCTAGTAAAGGTAGCCGCAGAGAAAGGCTGGATTAAGCCTGAGAAAATTGAGAAGACTGCTTCTGTAGAAGAAGATAGATCTATTACTAACAATTTGACTCAAAATGTTTTGAAGCTATGCGCTGGCTTAAGACAGTCTGGTATGCACAAAGCTGCTGATGAGTTAGAAGCTAAGTTTGTTGTATACAGACAAGCAAATGCTATGTATGGTGTTCACAAAGAAGAGGGTGAGGATTTAGTTGATGCCGCTCATCCAAAAGGTGGACACAAGATGGAAAATATTGAAGGCGATGCTTTCGTTGAGACCATCTTAGAGAAACATCTTAAGATGCTTGATGTAGTGAACAAGAAACCAACTGGTAAGCTCGCTTCTCATAAAGATATTTTGAATGCAGTTAAAGTTGTTTTGGCTGATGATTCTTCTGCTTCAGCTATGCAGGGTCTTATTTCAAGCGCAGAAGCTAAATATAAAGAGCTTATTGCTGCCGTACATACTCCTGATCAAAGTTCTCAAAGCAATATGGCTCGTATTGGTACCATTGGTCCAATTTATAAAGCTTGGAAAAATGATGCCGGTGGTCCAACCCCTGCAACTGTTACAAGAGGGTTGCAAGCTATTGAGACGGCTCGCTCTAGATTAGTTTACGGAGACCCTGCCGAAGTTGAGCGTCTCAAGAAACTTTATGAATCTAACTCTGGAACCCAAGAAGATCATTTTCACTATTTGTCAATGACTAACAGCTATAGCAACTGGCAAAAGATTGAAACACTACTTAATGACTTGAAGGGTATTTTGGGTAATATGCAAAAAACTCTTACCGCAGGAGACTTGGGAATTGTTGGTAAGATTGATGCCCAAATCAAGAGACTTGATAAAACCTTTAGAAGCTTGCTACAGGATCCGGGCTTTACAGAGCAGGATAGAAAAGACGGTAATGCTGAAATTGATGGTTTCATCAAAGTGCTAAACGCTTGGAAAGCTGTTTTACAAGGTGTTGATGAGGCAGATAAGGCAACTGAAGCTGCCAAGTACGAAAAGAAGCTCGCCGATCTAATTCCAAAGATCAATCAATTGTATAACGAAATTGTTGGTGCTTAAATGAGTAGCCTAAAAGACAAGTTAAGAGAAATACAAAAGGTTGCTGGCACATTACCAGATAAAACGGCTTTTGCTCCAAAAGGTAAATATACTGGAGGAGGCGGAGCTACTGGTGGTACAGGAGCTACAGGTGCAACTGGCGCTACGGGAGCAACTGGTGCCACAGGTCCAGCCGGTGGTGGTAGCAAATTTACCAAAAACTTTGGTGATGGTGGTGGAGGAGCTAAACCAACAG